GGATTTAACATTAGTGGACATTCAAATCCTGAAGTTTTTGGGAGAAATGATATTGTTGTAGATAATATGGTAAAATTGAGTTTTTTAGCAGATGAAGTTAATATTCCAGGATATAGTGTTGCAACTGGGGATTTTAAGGGATCAGTTCCAGGTATCAACCTCAGATATGCACACACTAGAAATTTCACCGAAATGAACGTTGCGTTCTTAATGGATATGGATCATACTCCATTGAAATTTTTGAGATTGTGGTCTGATTTTATATTTGGATTTGAAGAGTCCTACGGTGTCTCAGCATCGGCACCTACTGTATTTTCTCAAATGCAATACTATAATAATTATGCCCATGACATTATCATTGACAAACTAGAACCAAATACTAGTTCTAGAACAAAGAGTGAGGCAAAGAGTAGTTATGACACCCATAATGTTGTAACTAGAACACGACTCCACAAAGCATTTCCATATATGATTAATGATGTTACTGTTAGTAATGCTCCAAACCAACCCATGAGATTGCAATCTACCTTTTATTATGAGTATTATACAACAGAAACTTTAAAGAGGAATACCGTTAATACTCTCAGAGTATGACACTAAATAAAAATATGATATGGAGTTTAATTAATGTCTTTACCTACACTGAATACACCAACCTATAACCTTACTGTACCATCAACAAAGCAAAGGATTAAATATAGACCTTTTGTTGTTAAAGAAGAGAAAGTTCTTCTGATGGCACTTGAATCTGAAGATGATACTCAAATTGCAGAAGCACTGAAATCAATTATCACCTGTTGTGTAACTACAAAGGATTTTAAATTTGATAAGTTAGCAACTTTTGATATTGAGTATATTTTCTTAAATATCAGAGCTAAATCTGTTGGTGAAATGGTTGATCTTATTCTTGTTGCTCCAGATGATGGAGAAACCGAAGTGAGAGTTAGTATTAACATTGAAAATGTTAAAGTTCAATTTGACAAAGAACATACTAACAAAATTGCAATTGATGACACTCTTTGGGTAGAAATGAAATATCCTGGTCTTGATAGTTTTACTAATTCTCAAGAGGATATTGATGATACATTCAAATTTGTTGCAAACTCAATTGATAAGATTTACAATGAAGAAGATGTTTGGGACAGCACGACAACAACCCCTGAGGAATTCGTACAGTTTCTTGAGAACATGAGTAGTAAACAATTTAATAGTGTTCAGAAATTCTTTGAGACAATGCCTTCTCTAAAGCATGAAGTTAAATTCACCAACCCAAATACTAAGGTTGAATCAACTTATGTTGTTGAAGGACTTGCTAATTTTTTCGGATAAGCCTCTTCCATAATTCCCTAGAGAATTATTACAGAACAAATTTTTCATTAATGCAGCATCATAAGTACAGTTTGACTGAACTTGATGGTCTTATTCCTTGGGAGAAAGACATTTATATTGCATTATTGAAAAACTATCTGGAAGAGGAAAAGCAAAGGATCGAACAGCAAAAGCATAGTCAATGAAGTCAAAGCAATTAGGATTAACAGAATATAACGACGCCATACTTTCAATCTATGGTGCAAATCCTGTTGCAAATTTAAAGGAAGCAAAGGGCAAAACAACTGCCCCAGACCTTAAGAAAGATCCTAAGAAAGAGAAGTCAAAACCTAAAACTGGAACTCTTTTAAAAGAAACACTTCGTCTTAGAAATACTGCAGTTTTAAATTTAAAACTTGCAAAGAAGATACAGAAGTATGAGAAAGAAAGGTTATCTCAATTAAAGGCAGTTTTAAGTAAAGACGCCACTTCTGAAGAAAAAGCGGTTATCCGTAGATCAAAGAAAGACGAAGAAGATCTCAATAAAAAACCAAAGAGTTTCCCTCTAAGATTTCTAAAAGCAATCAAAGACCTTATAAAGAAAGGTCTAAAAAACCTTTGGAAGAAACTTATTCCAAAGGCGATACGATCACGCCTTAGATTACTGCGAAAAAGAGTTGCAAGATTTAGAAAAGCAGTAAAAACTAATCTTAAAAGGAAGTGGAGAAATTTTACTAAACCACTTAGGCAACTTAGAAGAAAATTTATTGACCCTATCAAGCGAAAGTTTCAAAACTTACAGAGAAGATTTAATGTTTTATCAAAAAGGTTTAAAAATAATTTAACAAGACCTTTTAGACAAGCAACTAGATTTCTTGAAGAGGCAGTCAAAGACCCTGGTAAGCAATTTAGGATTGCTAAAGAAGCAGTTCAAGGTAAGGTTACAAAAGCACAAGAATTTGTTGGCAATAAGTTCCAACAGGGTAGAAAAGCTGTAACTGAGGGATTTGGAGCACTTAGAGAGGGAGCGAATAAACTATTCAATCAAGGCACTGGTGCTGCTAATAAGTTTAAGGATCGACTTTTTGGTGGATTTAGGCGTGCTGTAGATGTTGTTACACCTATTGCACAAAAAACTAAAGATGTAGTTACAAAGGCAGTTAATGTTGCTAAAGATCCAGAAACTTACAAAAAGATAGCAAATCAATTCCAAGAGAAAGTTGGTAAACCAATTGCTGAACTTAGTGGTAAGGCAAAGGGTGTGTTGACTGATGCCTTAGAAAAGGTATGGATGCATCCTAAAGTTCAAAAAATAGCAAAGAGTCAAATCTCCCAAAAAGTTCTTAAGAAGTTAGGAACAAAAGGCGGTGGTAAATTGCTTATGAAGTTAGTACCAGGTCTGAATATTGGTATTGCACTTTGGGACATGGTTAACTATGTCATTAAGGGTGACATGGAAGGTGCAATTATTGCACTGGGTGAAGCAATTCCTCTTGCAGGATGGGGATTTGTTGCTCTTAATTTAACTAGAGAATTATTCCCAGAATGGTACGCTCAAAATATTCGTAAGACCCTCACTGGTGTTGAGAGTAAAGAACAATTAAATAATCAATTCATTGAGGGTATGACTGCCGTACAAGGTGAGTATGGTGCAGCAGCATTCTCTGAAGGTGGAATCATTCCTGCAAAACCTCAACTTGTTATTGTTGGTGAGGGTGGAGAAAAAGAGTATATTGTTCCTGAGAGTAAACTTGCTTATTTCTTAGGATCTGATGCTGCAATTGACTTCTTAAATCTTGGAGGAAGTTCAGTTGTCAGTACGGTTTCAGAATACTTAGGAAAACTAGGTATTGCTGGTGAAACTAAATCAAAAATTTCTGAATTTAGAGATGCTCAAGGTTTACCTCAAAAAAGCACTAGTAATGTAAAGAATATCAGACCATTTGGTAGTAGAATTAAAGATATTAGTGGTAAAATTATAGAGTTTGTAAGTTCAGGATTTGAGGGACTTTTAGAACCACTTACAAAAGTTGTAGAATGGATCAAGAAAAATATTTTGGAGAACCCATTAGTTAAAGGTATTGGTGGAATAGTTGGTAGTTTCTTTGGTGCTCCTGCTTCTGCAGCGACAATGGATATGAGTGGACGAAATCCTGGAAGAACTAATCTCAATATTGATCCATCAAAATTCTCTCCAGATGGAGCATTCAATACTGGATTGAAAACTGGTAAATCTGCATATATTGGTGGATCTAGTGATTATCACATTGACACTAAATTTAGTAGTTCTCTCTCTATGGAGGAGAAGGTTAGAATGATGGATCAACTTGCAGCAGGATATGCTGCTCAAGGTAGAAATATTGAATTCTCTAATTCTGCTATTGCTAACACCATTTATGATCCTAACGCCTCTTTTGAAGAAAAGAGTGCATTGTTGCAAAAGGCATTTGAAGCACATAATCTTCCTAGAGGACGTGCTATTGATCAAGGTGGTTTCAATAGTATTGATTATTATGCTCCTCTTATTGAGGATTCTCAAGCTACTGGAGGTAAAGGTAGATTTAGAAATAGTGTAGTGGGTCAGGACATCCTTATTCCAACGGTTGGGGGTACTGATGTAAATTATTCACAAGGGGGAAGATATGGTGCATTTGTTACACTGACAGATGATCAAGGAAATGTTCTTTTAAAAACAGGTCATGGTGATGTTAGAACTGCAAAATCAGGAAGTGTTGATGTATCAGCACTAAATAAAGATACCACAGTAGGTGAAGATCCCAACATTGAAGCGGAAGAGAATATGTTCGTTCAAGCACTTAACCAAAGAATTGCACAGCAACAGGGAACACCAGCACCATCTATTGTTCCAATGCCAATTCCACTTACTTCTCCATCTAGTGGATCAATACTTTTCAACACTCCAGCATGGGGTCATGCAAGCGTATTAGGTAACTGATAATGGCAATGGATCCACAAAAGTTAAGAAAGGCATACGAATTTAAAATCGGAAAAGAAAGGACTAGACAACTTTCCGATGAGCAGATCACCCTGCTTTCTAAGTATTACAACTCTCTTAGTGAAAAAGAACAATCAGTAGTTGATAATGCTCTTGCACAAGGTAAAACCAATGATCTCACTGATATGGCAGATGCTTTTATTAGTGAGAATGATCAAGAACCATATGAACCTAGTGATATTGTCAAACAGTATGATGCTAAATTTGATGAGGCAGTAGAGGAATATAATAAAAAAGTAGAAAAATTTAAAGCAAAGGAAGAAAAAAGAATTGCTGGAATGTTCCAGTACAATAAACCAGTTGGTCCTGAACCTATGCAGGGACCAAAGGAACCTCCTAAACAAACATATTCACCTGAGAATGATGAAGATTGGGAAAGTGAAACTAATGATCAATTAGGTACTAAACTTGATGAGGTTCTTGAGCAAATTAGAAATGAACCACTTCCACAACCCACTAAAACTAAAAGAAGAAAAACTAAAGGCAAGAAGGCACTTCAAAGAAAAAGTGCTAGAATGGATGCCAAAGAGATGGGAGTAGGTGCATCTCTTACTGAGATTATGACAAATGTAGTTGAAACGAGAGAAGCACTCTTTGATCTTTATAAAGTCAATAAAGAAAGATTTCAATTTAAGAAAAAAATTGATAAGCAGTTAACTGCAGCACTTAGTGCAAAATTAAGAGAAAGAGCGATTGAAAAGGGTGATCCTGCAGATGACGCAACTGGATTGAAACCTGTAGATGAGGAAGGTAAGAAAAAGAAAGCAGGTCCTCTTAAAAAGAGTTTAATTAGTGGTTTAGTTGCTGCTGGTATTACTGCAACCTTGCCTTTGTTAATTGAGGGATTGAGACCTTTCCTCGAAAGGGATAGAGAGAATGAAGGTGAAAATCAGTGGTGGGATTTCTTGGATGTATTTCCTAATGAAATTAAAAAAGATCTCGATGAAGAACCTGCACTTGAACCAATACCAGAAGAACCAACCAGCATTGCTGATCAATCTGGTGGATTAGGAACTCCAGATCCTGAACCTATGCAACAACCTGCTGCAGAACCTATGCAGCAACCTGCTCCAGCAGCAACACCACCTGCTGTTGCTCCGATGCCAATGAGGAATACTAATATTCCTGGTGATCCTGGTTATCAAAGACCACAACCAATGCCTTTAAGGGCAGCAGCAGAAGGTGGTAAATTTGTTGGTGGTGAGCATGAACCACTTAGACCTATTTCTAAACCACCCATAGGAAATACAAAAGTAAGGAAATTAACTAAACCACTATCATCAGTAATATCCTTACCACAAAAAGCAGCAGCGGCAGGTGTATTGTCGTTTGCAAATAGTATTATTTCACCATTTGCAGCATTCTTACCAGATACTGGAAAGCAGTTTATTAAAAACATCTACAGAAATGTTGCCGACTCTTCAGGTTTAAGTGGGATGAAACTTGATATGGGTGAAGATCAAAATGTTATTGAAAAGATTAAGAAGAAACTTGGTGATATCTTAAATTCTTTACTTGGAATATCACCTGCAGCAGCAGGAACTCTACCCCCAAGCACTGGACCAACACCACCACCTCCAGTAAATGACCCAGTGGAATCTCAGGGACAAGCAGGTGGTGCGGTAGAGGCAGATGAATTGTATAAGAGTATGGGATTCTCTAAAGAGGATTGGGATACTTACAGAAATACAGTTGCACAAATTGAATCTAGTGGTAGATATGATATTAAGGGTGGTTCAGGAGATCATTACGATGGTAGGTATCAACTTGGTGCTGCCGCTAAAACAGATGGTGCTAGATATGCTGGTATAGAAGATCCTGGTCACAGTGCAGCAGCACGAGAGGCATTTAGGAACGATCCTGCATTACAAGAACGATTGATGGCAGGATTTACTAAGGCAAATCATACTTATTTGATGAATAATCCTGAATATGCAAATGCAACACCACAGAGAAAACTTCAAATCCTTGGTTATGCACATAACCAGGGTATGGGTGGTGCAGAAAATTGGATGAAGACGGGGCAGGTTGGTTCTGATGGATTTGGAACTAAAGGTACAAAATATACTGATGCTCTTGCTGAAGAGTTTAGAAAACAGAAAGTAGAACAACCAAAAGTAAGAAGTGCAATGGAACAACAACCACCAGAGGCATCACCAAAAAGAAATTTATTACAACAGATGCTGCCAGGATTGTTCCCAGCACCAGCACCAGTCGTAAAACCAGAAATGGGACCAATATCAGTACCATCAGGTAGAAGAGCACCACAACAACCAGGGAGTTAATTATGACAACACCATATCAAATTAGAAATTTTAGAGTTGACTCCGTTGGAGTGATGTTTCAAGACGGTACTACCGTTACAATTGATAAAGGAGCAGTTCTACAATTAGAGTATAGAGAGGGTTTATTTGATAAATTCCTGACTGTTACTCTACAACTTATGGATACCACAAGTAAATTTTCAAATGCACTTGTTGGTATGGAAATGTTTGAGGTTATTTTTACTGACACTCAAAATGGTGTGAAGTATGAGTTTACTACCGATTCAAAGAATGGTCCGTTATATGCGTATAATGTTCATAGTAAGCAAATTATTGACACAGGTAAATCACTTACTGTTGAGTTGTGTAGAGAAGATGCAATTCTTTCTATGCAGAAAAGAGTTTGTAAAAAATATGAAAATCAAACTGCAGATCAATTAGCTGGAGATATCATTGTTAATGAACTTGGTCAAACAAAGAAAGGAGTATTTACACAAAAGAGCATTAATAAGATTAGTTTTATTCCACCTAACTCAAGACCTCTTGATGTGTTAATTTGGGCAAGAAATAAATTTATTGGTGATGATCAAAAATCCACGGCAGCGGGTGGAAAGTATACTAGTGCTGGATTCTTGTTCTATGAGACATATGATCAGTATAATTACGTTTCTGTAGACAAATTATCTGGACAAACAGGTCATAAGTGTACATTCACTACTGGCACTGGAACTAACACTACACAAGATGCATTTAGAATAGAAAATCCTGAATTTGTCAATACTATTGATATGGTTCAAAATTTTGATAAAGGATTCTACTCAGGTCAAATTGAGTTCTTTGATATTACTGAATGTACAATGTCAACTGAAAAGTATACATTGCAAGATTTATACCCAACATGGAATAAAATTGGTAGTAGTAATTACTTACCATCAATGAATAGTCCTGCTATGAAAGATGACTTAAAACCAGTCGCTCCTGAATCTCCAGCAGTTCATAGTAAGTATGCTACTAGAAATATGATGGTTTCTTTTAACAAGGAATTATTTGCTGGATCAACAGAAGATAAAAGTGAGGATGCTGAGATTTTTAGACAAACTGTGTTGCAATCAGTATCTAGATTGGGCATCTTTATGAATCAGGTGTTGACAGTTACGTGTAATGTTGGTAATATGGATCTACATGCAGGCGATCCTGTGCTGATAGAATTTTTTGATTCACAGGGCAACATTGACACGCAGCACTCAGGTCGCTACATTATCGCTGACCTCACTCACCTATATACAAAGAGCGAGGACAAGCTAAAAACCTACCTTACACTTACACGAGATTCATTCGGACTCTAAAATGGAAAACATCGAAACCCATATTGCGAAGGACAAAGAGATTCTTCAGAATCCCATGACCTCTCCGCAACAGCGTCGTCACATCGAGGAGGAATTGCACGACCTAGAGGAATACGTCGAGCATCATAAAGCAGAAATCGAAGCAGGTGACCATCATGATCCAACAGCATTAGAACTTTATTGCGATCAAGAACCAGGGGCACCTGAATGTAAAATTCACGATAATTAATTAACTATGTTAGGGGGAGCACCAACACTAGAATCTAACTATTGGTTCGGAGCACAAGGTAATCGTCTCTGGGTGGGACAAGTTGAAGGTGATGGGGAAACTCTCATTGATGGAACTGAACTCCCAGACAAAGACGAGTCATATCGTGTGAAGATTAGAATCATGGGATATCATACTAGGAGTAGAAAGAATCTACCTCCTAAAGATCTCCCATGGGCGTCTGTTATGATGCCTACCACAGAAACAGTTACTAGAGATAGTGCTGGATCTACACATGGTCTAGAAAATGGCATGTGGGTTCTTGGAACTTTCATGGATGGTGAGAGTGCTCAGCAACCATTAGTTATGGGATCTCTTGGTATTGTTGATAAAAATCAACCATATGAAGATAGATTGGATGATATTGGTGGTACAAATCACTTCCCCTCAGTAGAAAAAGTATTAAAGACCAGAGACCAAAACAAATCACCTCAAGGTCATGGTGCATCAAATAGAGGTAGTAATACAGGAACTCCTAGTAACGCTGATCAACGTCAATCTGAGAATGAAAAGGTTGTAATCGCCGTTGCAAATGGAAAGTGTGGACCAAGACCCGAAAATGAGATTTCCAGAATTCTAGGAGATTTATTTAAATTCTTACAGCAGAATGAATCTGTTGGTGGTGTTGTAGTTGATAAGTTGACTGGTAATATCACTAGAACTGCTGATATTATCTCAGGATATTTTGGTAGATTGGCAAACTCTGTCAATGGGATGCTCGGTGATATCAAAGCTCTTGTAGTTGCCGAACTTAAGAAATTATTTGAGACAACTTTACTTCCACTTATTGCAGGACTTACTGCTACTCCAACAGGTAGAGGCGCAGCAATTACTGCTGGAATGACATTTGCTGACGTATTATTTGAGATTATCAAGTGTATTTTCCAAACAGTGCTTGAAAAAGTATATGGTCTTATTCTTGATATCCTTACTTCATTAGTAGAAGATGTTCTTAACACTGCATTCTGTCAGGTCAGCAACATTCTTAAAGGTATCGTAGCAGAAATCCAAAACGGAATTGGTGATGCTTTAAGTGCTCTTGGTGAGATTACCTCACTTATTGGTGGTCTGGGTGGATTTAATGGTGGTTTCCTTACCCAGATTGGTAACTTGATTAGTATGTTCTGTGATGGAAATCTTGCTTGTATTCTGGGTATTGGTGATTACACCACTGGTGTTGGTGATAGACCAGACAACTCTGTTAATGCTTTCTTCAATAGATTAGAGACATTTGGTGGGTTGCCAAATGAAGTTAATACTGCACTATATGGATCTGATTCGTTCCTTGCATCAATTGAGGGAACAGAGATTAGAGATAGTAGTGGTAATGTTGTGAAGGGAACACTGGATTGTAGTAAAGCAACAGGTTTCAATTTCCCTATGATTCCAAATATGTTCTTTACAGGACTTCAAAACGAACTCAATCAGTTTAAACTAAAAGGAGGTTTGATTTCTTACGAACCTACATCTGGTGGAGGAAATACATCTGACAGAGGTCTTAGTCCATATCCACAACCAAATTATGATCCTAGCAACCCAACTCCATATGCAATCCCAGTAATCAATGATTTTGGTGAAGTTGTTGGTGGTGTTGTTACTAACCCTGGATTTGGATTAGATAATCCACCAAACATTACTGTATATCCTGCTCCTGGATGGGGTGGTGGTGCAGAACTTTCAACAATTCTAGATGATAATGGTGGTGTTAAAGACATTGTGGTTCTTGATAGCGGTGGTGGATATCCCTATTTTGATGGATCTGTATCAACATCAGAAGTGGTCTCTACAGACCCAGATGGAAATCCAAACTATGAAAATATCCACGGTGTATACACAGGCAATGAATTTTGGTTAGGTATTATCACTGAAAACAACCCACCAGTCGTAACTAAAACTGCAGGTGGATATGATGAAAGTTGTGCTATCATTGTAGAACCAGGAAAGAATGAAACTAATGAGGTAGTTCTTCCAGAATTGAGACCTATTATTGAAAATGGATTCTTAATTGGTGTTGAAGTTGTTAAAGAAGGATTTGGATTTACCACTCTTCCAAAAGTTTACATGTCTTGTGGTAGCACAGTTGGAACTGGAGCACAAAGAAAAGCAGTTATCAAACCTATTTTGAAATTTATACCTAGGAAAGATTCTAAGGATTACCTTAATAACTATGATGAGTACAGAACTATTATTGATTGTGTCGGTCATCCAGGAGAATAATCATGGGACATAAAATAAGAGATACATCTCAACTGGACCCTAAATCAAAACAGGCAGTTGATAAGATAGATGAAAACGATAAGAATGGCAAAAGTAATTATCCCCATAACAAACAGAAGGTAACTTCTATTGGACACAAGTGGGAGATGAATGAAACTGAGGGTAACGAATATGTTAACCTTAGACATGGACTGACTGGTGCATACATTAAGATGTTTGCCAACGGTGATGTTCAAGTTCATTCACCAGTGCGAGACGTTAATGTCATTGCTGCAAGACACGTTAACGTCAAGGCAGGTTCAAAAGTAGATGCTAAGCAAAAAGATCTTAGTGATCGACTGTGCATCAATGTTGTAGGTAATGCTCACCTTTTAGTAGAGGGTGATATGCATCAACATGTTAAAGGTGATAAGTTTGAGACAGTTGATGGTACTTATACTCTCAACGTTAAGAATAAATTTGTCATGAATGCTAATGATTATGGTGTTAAATGTTTGGGTACATATCAAATAGAGGCAAACAAAGTAGCAACTAGTGGTCAAAACCTTGAAACTAACGTTCTAGGTGGTGCAGTTGTACATAATATTGCTGGTGGATTTACAATCAATACATTAACACCTGGATCTACAATTAGTTTTAATGGTGCCTCTAACTTTGAGGTAAATATTGCTGCTGACTGTATGTTCAATGTTGGTGGTAAAGAGATCCATAATATTGCTGGCATCAGTCCAACTGGTGGAGTCACCCCTGTGACACCTGCATTTATGGTCAACACTGCCCTCGGTGCCATCAGTTTAAATGCTTTACTGGGTGTTGGTAACTTCTTTGCAGGTGGTCCATACCTTGATGTGGACTGTCTCACAGGTGTCTACCTTAACTAAGGGGTTGACAAAGACCAACCCCCGTGGTATACTTCTTATGTTCAACACAAACACATTATGTTCACTGACGAATACGTTGCTCTTGTGACGGTGAGTATCCCCTCCAAGACATTCACCCTCTTCTCCGACATGGGTAACGAAAAAGTAATCAGTTGTGAGACAATCGATCAATTCCAGCAACTTTTGAAACTGGTACGCACTGCTTCTGACCGAGTTGAAATCACTTATGATTTCTGACTCCTAATCTCTTCATTGGGAGCGTGACGGAATAGGTAGACGTATCGGACTTAAAATCCGCTGGGCATTGTGCCCGTGGGGGTTCAAGTCCCCCCGCTCCTACTAGAGAGAGATGTTTAAAGTTAGATGCGATTACAGACATATCAATTACATAGGAATCGTCCTTGTTTACTTTCTGAATGGTATGCCCTTTGTTTATGATGACGTTCCAGAGGTTGACAAAGACGACCCCTATGTAAAGGCAATCGCAGATAGCGAAGACCCGATTGACATTGAACAATTGACTCGCAATAGTGAGTACCTTATGATGGAAGAACTTCATCCACTGCTGTTTCCAGTTGAATTGGATGAAGTTTCTGTCTTACCACCAGTATGATACCAAACGAATATTTCACTAAAGGGGGTAGACCAGTAACTCCTGTCCATCTTCTTCTCCTCATTGGGGAGATGGAAGGAACCTATCAACACCTCAAGTATATGGGGTTTGAAGAGGACATGGATACCCTTGACAAAATGAAGAAAAAGTACTATAGTATGTACTTCAAACTGAATAAAGAACAACGCCAAATTAGCTCAGATGGATAGAGCAACGGTTTTGTAAACCGTAGGTCAACGGTTCAAGTCCGTTATTTGGCTTTGTGGGGAATTAGCTCAATTGGTAGAGCGCCTGCTTTGCACGCAGGAGGTTAGGGGTTCGAGTCCCCTATTCTCCATAAACGGGTTGGCGACACCCGTGCTCACATCTCCGAGAGAAAAAAGAATCGGAACATCAACCCATGTGAGAGAGAAGTGGGATCCTTCTTGACTGCTACCGCTGTGGGACGCTGCAGCGGTTATTTTCATTCCTCCTTAGCTCAGCGGTAGAGCGATTGACTGTTAATCAATTGGTCCCTGGTTCGATCCCAGGAGGGGGAGTTATAGATAGTATAAAACTATGTACAGTAATCTAAACGAATTCGACCAAGCAGTGTATGACTTTGGGAAAAAAGTTGAGATGATTTGTGCAATGGAATTTGCTGGTAAGATAGATGCGGAATGTGCTTACCAAAATATCAAATATGAGTTAAAGATCCTGAAGAAGGTTCGTAAAGAATATAAATAACTCAAGAATAGATCCGTGTCATATTAGGACAATTTAATGGCATTAACACGACTTCAAAATATCATTTCATCGGTTGAAGGTAGAATCCTTTACGTTAATCCTGATGATTTTGATGCAACAGATGCAATTGATAATAAAGGCAATTCGCCCATCAGACCTTTCAAGACAATTGCACGTGCAGTTCTTGAAGTAGCAAGATACTCTTACGTCAGTGCAGGTAACGCTGATGATAAGTTTGATCAATTTACAATTCTTCTTTATCCTGGTGATCATATTGTTGATAACCGTCCTGGATCTTATGCACTTAAGTTGGATGGTAGTAACAATATTGTTCCAAACGTAGATACTGCGTTTACAGAACTTGCTTCTGAGGGTAATCTCGGATGGAGTAACTCAACTAAAGAGTATGCAGATCTCTTTAGAATTACCAACGCAACTAGAGGTGGTCTGATCATTCCTAGAGGTGTATCAATTATTGGTCTTGACCTAAGAAAAACAAAACTAAGACCAAAATACGTTCCTGGTGGTGGTAATAATACTGCAGCAACTAGTGTTGAGGTTAACTTCGATGTTACCACGACAAACAGAACTCAGATTACAATCAACAGTGTAAGTGGTGGTGAAGCAACTCAGTGTACATTTAACGACATTTATGTTGGTGCTGAGTTTAAGACAGGTATTCAAGATGCTAATGGTAATAATCTGATTGAACCTGGGACAACAGTTACTTCATTTGAAACTGCTCTTGGTGGTCAAACATTCTCTGTAAATATCTCTAAACCACATACATATCAGTCAAATACTAGTGGTATTCAAGGAACACTGCAGGTTCCATTTGAAGATGACAATACAAGAACTGCACTGTTCAGAATTACTGGTGGATGTTATTTCTGGCAGTTTAGTATCTTTGATGGTGATACTAATGGTGTTTATGATTCTAGTCCAGTACTTCCTGTTGCTCATACAACAGCATGGCCAGCAACAGTATCTCCATTCTTTAGTCATACAAAACTGACTATTTTTGAATATGCATCTCTGCATGATCTTCATGTATTCTATAGAAAGGTTTCTGATGCAATCACTCTGATTAACTCTGAGAAGATTGAACCTAAGATTCAAGAAAATAGAATTGTTGGTCCTCTTGCTGATAGTGTTCAAATCACAAAGGTAAGAAGAAACGCAACAACGGTAACAGTCACTCTTGCAGAGGAGTTGAACCTCACTGCTGGAAACTTTGTTTCTATTAAGGGTAATGGTAATTTCATTACCAACTCTCCAAATACCAATGGATTCTACTCTGGTGAAAAGAGAGTGTCTTCTGTTATTAGTAGAAGTGAATTTACGTTTGTTCTTACTCCAACAGAAGTTTCTCAACTTGATACTTATGAATCAAGTTCTGATGATGATCTTGTTCTCGGTGGAACTCAAATCACTTATGAATCAACCATCGGTGCTAGTGCTAAGGTAGAGATTGAGATTGATACTGTAGAATCTGCATCTCCATACATCTTTAACATCTCACTGCGTTCTACTTATGGAACATGTGGTATGCACGCTGATGGATCCAGAGCGACTGGATTCAAGTCAATGGTTGTAGCTCAATATACTGGAATTTCTCTTCAAAAAGAGGATAGTGCTTTCTATGTTTATGATAGTAACGCTGGTCAATATATTGCTGCTGGACAAGGTGGTCATACTAACATCAACTCTATCTACAAACCAGAGGCGAGAAGTTTCCACGTTAAGGCATCTAATCGTGCTGTAATTCAGGCAGTTTCTGTCTTTGCTGTTGGTTTTGCTGATCACTTCATCGCTGAAGATGGGGGTGACATGAGCATCACCAACTCGAACAGCAACTTTGGATCAAACTCAATGAGATCCATTGGATTTAGTGATACAGCATTTAACAAAGATGCTCTTGGTGAGATTACACATATCATTCCACCAAGAAACATTGAGGCAGCACCTACCAATGTGTACTGGGAATCTCTTGATGTTGTAAAGACACAGACCAATACACAAAATCCAAATACCAGATTGTATATTGATGGTAGAACTACAGAACTTGCTATCACTGCTCCTGGTACTGGATTTACTGGAGGTAACTACGAAGCATTCTTGAATGGTGTTGGAACAGGTAAGAACCTTACTATTACCGTTTCCAACGGAGAAGTTGCTACTGCAACGTTCCAAAATCAAGATTATGGTAGTTTACAACCTGGGGATAAAGTAACTCTGGCATCGCCTGCTAATGGTGGTCTTCCTGCAGAAATTACAATCGGTGGATCCTTGACTTCACTTGCTGGTGAATTTAAAATTGGATATAAGAATCTTGACAAGACAGGAGCAGTAACACAAGAACTTCTTTATGTTCCTCTGTTCGCAACTGCTGGTGCTCAAGAGCAAACTGTACAAACTGCAGTTGTTCAAAAGGATGGAACTACTAATAACGTATTTGAGTATGACTATACTCTCAACAACTGGTACATTAGAGTAAGTAGTTCAAATAATGATATCTATTCTATCTTGAGTACTAACACTACAAGATATGGTTCATCCCTAATCTCTGTAACTCCAACATCTTACATTGAGAGATTGGTAGATGAAAGAGTTGATGATGACAAGATCTTCAGATTACGTTATGTCACTCGCCGTGGTGAAGATGGAACTTTACCATCGTTCCCACAATCAGGTTACGTTATCCAACCTAAGAAGGGAGAGGTAAGAGGTGTTGGTGATAGATTCACTGATGCTGCAAACCTGCTTCTTCTGAATAAGGAGATAATGGCACAAGATGTTGTAAGCAGATATAAAACTTATGTTGGTGGAGGAAATCTTCCTAACACAGACGCTGATGCGACTACAAGTTGTGAACAAGATATTGTTAGAATTATTGAAACTATTGCATATGACCTGAGATATGGTGGTAACGCTAGAACCTATGATGGTGCAGCATACTATGCTGTAGGTGGTGCTGCTGCTGGTGCAACAGGCATTCAAGGTGAAAGAGATGAAACTGTATCGATTATTAACTCTGTATCCACATTGAATGGTGGAACTGATTTGTTTGATGGTCTTAGAATGATGTTCAATAACGTTATTAATAATGGCGTGATTGGAGCACCTGTCAATGCAAAGGTATGGGGTAACTCACCAGGTAACTTGCTTCCTGAGTATATTACTGGTGAAGAGCAATTGACAAACACACCAGGTGGTTGTGCTAATGTCATCTCCGCTGCAGATACTCTGTTAAACATCTATACTACAGCACTTGGTAGTGATGCAACTCCAGGTACTCTTGGTAGTGTTACTAGAGTTACACATGATAGTCAAAGACCTCGTGTACAAGTTGGTGCTGAGTTCTTTAACGTTTATGATAGAATCTCTGGACATGAGTATAATGATGTTTACTACATCTATGAAGTAGAAGAAGAGCAAGAATTCTCATATGATGCTGTCAATAATGTTGAGACACCTGGAATTTATTATCTTACTGTCCTGAAAGGATCTGTTTATATCAATGGTAGTCCAACTGCCAGTGATGCTGCTCTCGCAAACAATACATTCAGATTTAGTCAAGAGATTGAAGATCTGTATCCACAGATTGACATTGATAATGTTGTTAGTGATCCTATTATTGCAAAGAGTGTTGCTGATCCAGTCATTATTGGTCAAGTCAAGACACAGGATGGTACAAACAGTAATGTTAACTTACCAACTGATAAAACATTTAGTATTACCAAAGAAGCACTTGGATATTTCCTTGATGAATATCTGACTAATGAAGTTGAATGGGATTGGGATGGTATTGGTGATAATACTATCGTTCATAGAGATGTTGCTAACCCAATTGATGGTAGCAACAATGATGTTGTTCTTACAAACCTGGCAGCGAAATCTGGTAGTGCTGAAGTAAGAAAGATTGATCTTAATCCTGGAGAACCAGGTTGGACTCTGCAAGTAGAACTTCGCAGACCATCTACTATTAGATCTGGTAACCACACATTTGAATATGTTGGTTTTGGTCCTGGTAACTATTCAACTGCATTCCCAATCAGACAGACCAAAGTTCTTACAGCAGAAGAACAGAAATATTCACAGTCACTTAAAGAAGCAGGTGGTATTGCATTCTACTCTGGTCTTAACTCTAATGGTGACCTGTATATTGGTAACACAGTTATTAACGCTGTTACTGGTAAGACCACCAGCAATGAGATTAATGAACTGACTTCTCTGACTATTAGAAATAACCTCAATGTTCTTGGTGGCACAGGAAACACAATTGCAACCAACTTCCAGGGACCAGTCAACTTGATTGGTAACCTTAATGCTGATGGTGGTAATTACTTGTTCTCCAATGTTCAGTTAAGAAACTCTGCTGGTTTTACTACTAAGTTTACAAATAACAGCACTGCTAACCTTCCAGGTTCAGCACTCAAGAGTGATGTTCAGTTTAACTTAGATCCTGTTGATGGTGGATTCCTTGGTCATGTTTACACAGATGATAATGAGTGGAGACCATTTGGTCTGATTGGAACTGAAAGGTTACATGTATATAAGAGCACTAATTCTAACAGTACTAGAACCCTCAATGTAGGTAATACTTTTGGTACTGCTGGCACTCAATATAATGATCAATTTGATCTCGATGTAACTGGTCGTCAAAGAATTTCTGATTCTCTTGTTGTTGGAAATACTGTTAATGATACTGCATTTGAAGGTCTAATTTCTAACGCTACTAACAAAGGTTCTTTACTTATTAATCCAGATTGGACTGCTGAGACCAATGTTAATAAGTATGGTATGATCATTAAACTGCAAAATCAGGGTAATGGTAAATATGTTGATTTCAGAACTGCTACTAATAGTTCTGTATTTACGGTTGATCAGGGTGGTAATGTTGCCATCCCAGTTACTGCTAAATATGGACTTGCTGAGAGAGCATGGTCAGTTACATTAACAGTTGTTGCGCCAGGTACAAATACTTCTGGAACAAACAACATTTCGTTTACTAACCTTGCAGGAAACTTCTTCTCAGGTAGTCCTGTTGATCAGTTTACTGGTACATCTGCAAATGGTACGTTTACTCCAGGTGGATTTGTTTGGGCATCTGAGGTAACACTTGACGGTAAGACCTTCTATGGTGCTCCTGGACAGTTGACTCAGTATAAGGGTAACTCTAATGCTGTAATGATCTTTGTTAATGGTGTCATGCAAGATCCATATGTTGACTCTCACTTTGCTGCTGATGGTAAGTTGTACTTTACTGGACAACCTCAGATTGGAGACGTAATTACAGTTCGTGGTTTCGCTACGTAATAAATAAAATATAGGGAAAAACCAAAAGTAAATGGCATTAACCAGAATTACATCAAATGTTATTAAGAATAACACGATTGAAGAAGGTAAGTTTGATAAAACGTACCTGGATTCTACTAATGCAGATACAGCACAGCAGGCGATTACATTTCAATCTGATGTAACTATTCAGGTTGGTGCAGGTTCAACATATTTCTCTGCTTCTAATAACTTAGTTACTATTACTGGACCCAACTCAGGGTCCAATGTATTGAATGTATCTGTTGGTGGTTTGTCTTTGGGTGATGGTGACATCACATTATCTGATGATCATAAAGTACAAACACCATTTTTAGATGTTAGTAATGGGACAGAGAGCACTCCTGGAATTTATTTTGGAGGGCAAACTAATACGGGTTTCTACAGAGCATCTGCTCCAACAGAATCTGTATCACTAACCATTGCTGGTAACAATGTTTTAGGATTAGAACCAGCAGAATTTAGATTTGGTACTAACAATCTTAAAATTCTTACTACTGGCACTACGTATACTACGTTTGCTCAGTATGACAGTGCAAGTGGTGCTATTGAATTTGGTGGTTCTGAAGCAACATTAGAACTGAAAGTAGATAATACTACTGTAATTGATGTAAGATCTGAAGATATTCTTGGTAATCCATACACTGGTGGCGAGAACCGTGTAGGTATCAATACTTCCACACCAGCGGCAACATTGGACGTTGCTGGTACGATTAGAGCAACTAACTTCCAAGGACCCAGTGGTGCTTTCCCAGTCAGTGATCTCCCTGTTATTCCAATTAACAAAGGTGGTACTAATACCACGACAATTGGTACACCAGGTCAACTTCTTCGTGTAAATGAGGGTGCAACAGGTTATGAATTCTTTGACCAGGCAACTGGCGACCCTAACAATCTGAAATCATATGGTGTTGCTGGTGATGGTGCATTATACACAGCAACCTCTAGAGATAATAACGCTGGTTTAGTTCGTTTACAAGTTAGTAGTGCTGCAACATTTGTAGCAAATCATGATATCAAAGTATTTGGAATCAATACTACAAATTATAATGGATATGATCTCGATGGTCCTTCTGGATCTTTCTTTAATAATTGGGCAGACGACATTGATGATGAGCAATTAAATCTTATTGCTTCTCAAGGTCCATCTGGAGGAACTGTACAATATACTTATTATGCTTGCTTGATGAATACTGTAACTGGAGTTATTTCCTCTCCAAAGAAACTCAAGCATGATGGACCACAAACCACGGAATATGTTACAAACTTTCCGCTAGGTAATTTTAACGATACTATCTACAATTCAGTACCTCTTAGGAGACCAGTTATTGGTGCTAGTCATGCAATCCTTCTTTACAGGTATGTAAATTATGGTGCAACAAATGTTCCAGTATATGATAGAGAAGGTGCATTAGTTGCTGATCATAATGATAAAGTTAACTTAATTGCAATCATTGGTAATAGAGACATTGGTGCAACTACTACTGACCAGTGGGTATATAATGATTACGGTCCATTTAACAGAACTACTTGGGGTGATTTTAATGATGATGGAACTTACAATCAGACCTATCAGCAAGTTAATAACATTCCTTGTTCTCTTGAACTCGCAAATGTTACTCTCAGAAAAGCACGTCCAGGTTGGGCGTATAGGACTGTCACTAACGTAGATTATGTAAATAATAAAGTTACAATTTCTAATCCAGTAAATAATTCTCCTACGGATGCCACAGATCCTGCAGTGTTGTCTTCATTG